TTGTTGCCATTTCTTTTAATTCTGCATTAGCATCAGATGCTTCCTGTGTGGGAAACCAAAACCAGTTTTCAAACTTAAGCCCTATCATTTCATTTCTAATATGTCTAAGTTCTCCGGCTGCTGGTTTTAAGAGTCCTAATTCTTGTAGAAAAAGATGTATTGCTGGAATACCTACCCCTGCAAATTGGCTAAACATAGCAGTCAATCCTATTACAGAATTAGCAAGGATTGCATAAGACGCAAGCCAGCTACTGGTTGCAGTATTAGCTAATATAAAAGCACTCCTTAATGCAAGGACAGTCCTTGTAAGTCCACCAAAAAGCTGTAATAGTGGTCCACCTATAGCAACAACGGCTGCGAATTTTAAAATTAATTGCCTTTGTTCTTCTGTTAATCCCCTAAACCACTCAACCCCTTTTTCTAAATTATCAAACAATTTTTCTAATGCAGGGGTCAAATCATCAAATATTGTTATACCAGCATCTATTAACCTATTTTTAAACCGCTCGACTTTTGCGGTGAAGGATTCCATTTGTTTGGCTGCAACATCCTCTGTATAACCAGTAGCAGAACGCAAATCTTCTTCATATTGCCTTATTGCTTCAGAGCTTCCTAAAAGAGAAGCTGTAGCGGAAATTGAACGGTCTGTAAATCCAAGCATGGTAAGAGACGACCTTAATTGTTCATCACTCATACCACTAAAGGCAGTCTCCATATTACCAATAATATCTGCCATATTCCTCAAGTTGCCATCTGCGTCAAATACAGATATGCCCATATCGTCAAATGCTTCCCTGTTTCTGATTGAAGCATTTTGCAAGTCTCTTAAGACTATATCAAGACGTGTTCCAGCCTCTGCTCCCTTAATGCCCTGGTCTGCCCATGCTGCAAGAACTGCCATACCTTCTTCTATATCTTTATTTACGAGTCTTAGTGCTGCACCTGCCCTATTGGTTAAGCTTTCAGAAAACTGCTGAACGGTTGCGTTTGACAGGGTATTTGCCTTTACCAGTACATCAGAGACCCTAACCATGTTTTCCATATTCTTTACAACGTCATCCCTGATAGTAAGACCAAGAGCCGATTGTGCGTCAGTGAGTAAGTCGGTAGCAAGTGCCATATCAAAGTTACCTGCCTGTGCAAACTTTGCTACTTTAGGGAGCGCCTCAATTGATTGAGCCGCATCCAGTCCTGCCGAAGCCAGGTAGAAATATGCCTGCGCTGCTTCCGTTGAGCTAATAGTCGTATAGTTTACAACATCCCTTGCAGTCTCCTCCATTTGCGCTCTTATCTGGGGTGTAACATTACTCATTATTGCAAGAGATTTTGTCATGGCATCATCAAAATCCATACCAGATTTTGTTGCTGCTACTCCAAGCCCGAGCAGTGGCAGGGTTACATAACGAGTCATTTTTGCACCAGCAGCCGACATCTTTGTTGCTGTATTCTGCATGCCTTTAGTTTGTGCGTCCAGCTGCTTTTTGGTATCTGCAAGTGTTTGTTTTAATTGCCTATTATCTCCTACAATTGATACAACTAATCTATTTGCCATTTAATTTCCTTTTTTTACGTTTACCTCTTTTAATCTTATTACCATATAGGGCATTAAACTTTTTTATATCAGGCTTATCTGGGATATTTCTACGCCTTGTTTTACTGGATTTCTTTCCAGTCAGGAGCTCAGCATATTTATTTAAAAGTATTACGGATTTTGTCTCTTCAAATTCTAACCCATAGTCATACAGCATAGTAATCTGTTCTATAGAGAGCTTATCAAGGACATATTCCAGAGAGTAGCCGGTCATAAAAATTACTCGCGTTATAATTCTTCCGAGCTCTATTTCTTTCGGTTCACTTTTTTTTTACTTTTACCCTTATTTAGGGGTTCTAAGACAAAATCAATAAAATCAAGTAGCTGGTCTACTGTTATATCATCAATAATATCCTCAATATTAAAGTCAGGGTCGCTTACCCTGCATACCTTTTCTACCGTCTCAAAAGTCTTATTCTGCTGATCTGTAAATGATTTTATTTTACCTGACAGGATATCATCCCTGAATTTTGCCTGTTCCAAGACAAGGCGTGCGGGCAGTTTTGAGACATCAATCTCTTTACCTGCAATTTTAACTACTCTTTTTTCGGGTATAACTTTGTCAAAGTCAACGTAATTTGTCATTTTGTCCTTTCTAAAGAAGCTGGCGGGAGGGATTCGAACCCTCCAGCCTCCGCCTTTACGGTGTTCTACCTTGAACTACACCAGCATTTCTAAACTATGAAGCTGCTGCTTCTCCTAACTCTGAGTATATTTCACAGAGCTGGTCTCCTGCGTCTCTATCGGTATCCTTTTCACCTTCAAGTTCGATAGGTATCATATTCGGGTCATCTGCTTCATCAGGCTGGAAAGCAATCTCAATACCTTTAACCGCAGTTACCTTGTATATGGTAATTCTAAACTCATCCCCATCCTCTGTGGTATGGGTAACTTTAACCTGTATTGGTGTCTGAGTAGTCTTACCGCCAGTCTGTAAGGTTTCTGATACTCCAGCGTCCTCAGTGAATGTATCAATTCCACCACGCAGAGCATTTAACTTTGCAAGGTCAATTTCCATAAGGTCACCAGCCAGTCTTGCTAACTGGTCTTTGATACCAGTTTTGACCCTGCCTGCATTATCGCTATCAACCTTTACCTGTGTCCATGATTCAGTAAATACGATATTTCTCATTGCTCCGAGGTCAACCCAAGAAACCCCGTCATCAGTGGAATATTCTAATTTACCTGAACCAAAGGATATTTTGTTTTCATTCTGTATACTTGTCTGTGACATTTTATTCTCCTTTATAAATTATTTTATAATCCTGTGCTACTTGATATAGTTTTGTATCATTCTCATAAAAGTCAGTCTCTCCTAAGTAGACTGCCTGTATTACTGATATTCCGCTCCATACTCCTTTCTCTCTCTGCAAAGCAAGCCTTATATTGTTTGCTATCCTACGTACTATTTTGTAATCTGTTCCCCATACGCTGAACTGGTAGCGTGGCATTGCTATATTCAAATCGTGATGTCTGGAATTTGAGACCTTAAAGTATGTCACTGCTGGGTAGGTTGGATTCTGTGGCAGTTTCAAAAGATATAATCTGCTTGATATATCATTAGTAACATCGCTTGAGACCAATACTTTTGCTTTTAGTGCTTCCTCAATCAATTGTGCCTCCTTACTGCTGCTGACAAGGCATTATTAATTAACCTTTCTATCTCACCCTTAGAATTATCAAATGCTGGTCTCTGAAATGGCCTTGCAGGCATTTTGCTTGTACCAAACTCATGTAGATGAGCATGCGGTGCTTTCTTTCTGTCTATGGCAGATATAGAGACTAAAGCCCAGCCTAATTTTTGGGGCATCTGTCTTGTTACTGGTGAGCTTTCAAGCCTGCCTGTTTTTTTCTTAAAGTTAGAACGTATGTTAGCTTTAGTTCTCTCAGTCACAATATCCGCTCCACTGGTCAAAGCCTTCTGAATATCCCTAATTACACTTTTATCCAGCCCATCAATGTTCTTTATTAGCATGTCCTGGCCCTCAACTTTTACATCAAATTTCATACGTCCTCCTTACAAAGCATTACCAGTTCTACATTTTTCTCATCTGGATTAATTGGAGGTTCTATTTCAAAGTAGCGGTCGCCAAATTTAACACGCATTTTAGAGTTAATACCTTCCAAGTAGCGTATAGTTATCCTGTGTGTTACTTCTGCATTGACCTGCTGACTTTGCCAATATTCCCTGCCTTTGAGTGGTTGTATTTGAGCCCATACAGTTTTATAATCCTCCCAGCTTGTAACGGTCTGACCTACATCATCAATAGTTTCTACCGGCTGCTGTATGGTTATATAGTGCCTATATTTTCCTGCTCCCATTTAAGAGCCTCCTACCCAGTAAGGACTAAATAAGGCTTTTACTCCAAACGGTACAGTCTTTGGAATATGCCCTTTACCCAAGATGTCTTCCCTGTATTCATAATAATCAGCTATAAGCAAGAGTATCCCCTGTTTTATTTCTTCTGGAACTACAAGCTCCCCTTCTCCTGTATATCCTGCGACATATCTAATCTTTACCGCTCCTATAGGATATAGCTCAATTCCCGGGAACTCCTCATTATAAGCAGGTACAATTTTGGCAGGCATATCATCATAGACTATATAATCGGCAATATCTAAAGTAGCCTCTATACCGTCAGTGTCCCTATATTTAATACTGGTGACACTCTCAAGCGGAGGGTAAGGAAGTATTATCTCCTGACTTTCAGGGAACTCATCTAAAGTAAGCTCAAATGTGGCAGAAGCTAAAGCCCTGCCTGTATGAGTTTCAGCCGCCTGTCTTGCTACAGTTATAAGTCTTGTTATGTAGCTATCCTCATTGTCATGAGTTATCCTTAACTGGTCCTTTGCCTCTGCAAGTGTTACTGGTTCGGATGTAGGTTGAGTTATTATCTTTAGATTCATTTCTTAGCCTTTTTCTTCCTGCCTTTTTTAGCAGTCTCAACAGGTTTTCTAACTGCCTTTTCTACCTTAATTTTCTCTAAAGCAATAGCAAATCCACCTTTGACAAGCATTTTCCCTTCATCATCACTTACTTTTATTATTGCTCCTACAGAGTAGCTTGCTTTAGGACCTGCATAATTTGTCTTAAGTTTTACTTTCATAAAATCACCTCAAATATAAAGCGGAGGCCATCCTGACCCCCGCTTACTTTGGTTTATAAAAAGTAACTCTTAGCTACCGCTTGCTAACTGAACTCTTGCGAATGCAGTTGGCATTACTGGAGCACCGTCTCCTTCTTTCCTTGCAATGTAGCCAATCTGGTTTGTTTCTGCATAGAGTTCAACCAGTCTCTGCATCTGCAAATCCAGAGAATCTACAATCCAGTAGAAAGAGAAGTCTCCGATTGCTCCTACGTACTGGCCTGCGGTAAAGGTATTTGGTGCATACTCGGACATATATATCGGTCTGTTCAGTAACCTGTCAGGCTGCCCCATCTGCACGCTTGGCTCCCAGGTATACCTGTTTTCACTATCTTTTATCTTAGATAGTATCTTTAGGCAATCCCTATGGAACATCCATGTGGACTTTTTAAGATACTGCTCTTTTAGCGAATACTTGGCATTGATAAGGCCGTCAAAAGTCGGAGCAGTTTCCGAATTATCCTCAGATACATCCCTTGAAGTCGGTATACCATCAGCGGAAGCAGTAAAGATTCCCAGAGGTTTGCCAGTCCCGTTTCCAGTCATATAAGCTTTTTCTTCGGTTATCGAGAACTTATAAGCAAGTCTCTGTCTTACTATGTCCTCAATATTTAAAGCAGATCTCCTGATCAGAGTCTTGGATATTTTAATCCTTTTAGCGAATGGGTTAGGTTCCAGTTCCCTTTTACCAAATTCCATATCGCTGTCTTCACTACCAGTTGCAAGCTCTGTGGTCCAGTCTGCGTCAGCCGGATCCTCCTCGAGAGTCGGAGCTCCCATAGATTCTGACTTGGTCAAGGTAAACTTGGTAGCAGCCTGCCTTATAAATACCAAATCATCTACATCCTTTAAGAGCTGTGCGACAAACTCCTGCGGTGGTATCGTATAACCGCCTTCATCATCAGTTCCTGCTGAAAGTGCCCTTTTCTCATCTACTGTAAGGACACCCATACCGCCTCTGAGGAATTTCCTGAAAGCTTTAGTCCTAAATTCCTTGTCATCGGTAGGCTTATCATTTTTATCAGGCTTGACATCTTCTTCTACCTCAGAAGCCTTAGAGAGATTTGCTTCTATCTGAAGGAGTCTCTGCTCCTTGTCAATTTCACTAAACAGTTTTTCTACATCTCCTAAGATTTTTTCATACTTCTCATTTTCTTCTGCTGTCATCTCTCTTTCTTCTTTGTCTACCTTATCTACTATTCCACGAGCTTCAGTGACTAACTGTGCTCTTTTGTCCAATTTTTCCTTTAACATTTTTTTTCTCCTTTAATTTAAAGAGTTTTGACTTTATTAAAACCTGCCTTATCCTCCTGGAATCGGGCATTAAAAAAGCACCCAAAAGGTGCTAATTATCTATTAAATTTTTTAAAAATCTATTTTATCTTTTCTAATATCCTAAGTTTCATTTTTGCAATTTTGTTATATTCTTTCTTTGGTTCTGGTTTAACTTGCATCCTACTTCTGTATTCCTTATAAACCTGCTGGGGAGTTCTTATCTGCTTGCCGAACAGTTCAGCTATTGTCTGTGGAAAAGCAGGGTATGTTACTACCGACACATCATAAAGCTCCGCGAATCTGGTAATATGCCTTACAGGCTCTCCATCTATTTTTTCCCAGGTCTCGTCAGCTACCCTGAAAGCAAACGAACACTTATCAATATCCTTACGTTCCATACTCACAAGTAGGTCATTAGCATATGTTGTATCAGGCGGGTCTACTACAAAGTCAAGCCCCTCATCAGTTTCTACAAGCTTCAATGTTCCGCTTATATTCCTGCCTAAAATCAAATTTTCATCATGATTTTTTAGAGCAAAAATATCATTTTTCTCAATCAGGTCACCCACTGCCCCTTTATGAATTATCTCTTTAAATCCACATAAATCAGGTGACATGCTTTCATACACTATTGCACGACCTTTGATTTGAGGTTTTTCTTCACCCTCTTTTCTAACCTCTGCTTTATATGTTCTTATTTCTACTCCATTGTTATCCAAACTTTTCAGTTCCGGCGGGTCTATGTCAGCATCTTTTAAGTGCGAGGCTGCATGGTTATATACTCCCTTGACATCTTTATCTGGAATTTTTGCCCCGCCTCTTGCACCATTTAATACTCCAATCACGCTAATGCAGGCCTTTACATTAGCAGCCCCGGGTGTGCCATTATCTGAAACCATATGGTGTGGAAATTTGTATGCCGATTTAGTAGATTTATCCCCTTCCGGGTCTACCCACCCGTACATCTTTGCATAATAAGAATAATCCTGGTCAGTCTTAAGCTTCTTCTCATTTGCCGGACCATCCCATTTCTCATCAACTACTGATGTTTTATGCTTTGCTATTGCTCCCATTTTTACCTCCAATAAAAAAACCGCCCAAAATGAGCGGTCTTATTTGTATTTAATTGTTATTTTAAAACTTACTTAATTTTTGATAATGAGAAACTGTGCCATCTACCATTTCCAATTCTGTATTTTAAACTTTTAACTGCAATGTATTGATACCACCTAAAGGGCATATTGAATTTATTTACCAATATTGCTATCAGGTAAATAAACACTTTAAAATCAATTAACTTGTAGAATATGCCCTTTTTAAGTTCTACGTTTACTGTCAAACTTTCTAAATTAGCCATTATTCCTCCTTAACTTATAAGCCAATTCCCCGTAATTCTTCTTATTTCTTCAAAATGGCTCTTATGTATTCCCATAGCCCCTATAAGAGCCGGGTTTCTCAATTTAGCTATTTTCTCATCATACTCCGGAAAGTCCGAAGGTTCTTTATATTTATTTGTAGCAATCTGGTCTAATCTATCTGCCCAGACTCCAGTGTAAAAGGCAGATGGCCAAACTTTTCCCATAGTTGCCTGATAATGTACCCAGCCTCCGAGTGAGCCTTTTTTCTCTGGGACTTCTCTGTCAATTACCTGACGTCTTATAAGTATCCCTGTACCGCCGCCATTTAAGGCCAAATAAACCTTATTTCCTTTAAAATCTATGCTGACTAAATTTCTATAGTACTCATCATTTTTTGTAATATTGTATCTAAGCATAAGATAATGGTCGGCCTGCACTACAAAAAAGGGCAAAAAGTCGGCTACCTCTTTTAAGCCTTTTAGCCAGTCCTTAGAAACTATTGTGTCATTATCAACCTTTGCAGTATACCTATAGTTCTTAAACCTTTCAAAAAACACGTTCATAGGCTCTACAAGCTCAACATTATTTTCACTGTAATGGATTTCTATATTCTTATTCTTAACATCCTTTAGATAATCTATCGTTCCATCAGTCGATTTATTATCCCAGATATAAAGTTTATAAGGCCAATCAGTATTTTTTATAATCGCTTTTATTACCTTTTTAGTATATTTGAGACGATTCCAGGTTATCATTAATATCGGGATTAATCCTTTTATCCTATTGACCTCACCGAGCTCAACGTCATTTTCTATATATAAATTATTCTTGTTTAGCTCTGCTTTCCTTCTTAGGTATATCGGCTTATTTTTGGCTCTTATCCCTGTTGGATCAAGCCCCATCTCAACCGTAGATTTATTACCGTAGTGATAGACAAAAGAAGCATTGACATGACAGGTTTTATATCCTGCAAAAAATATTCTTTCCATAAAATCTATATCTTCCCATGTCGCAATTCCATAACGCTTATAGTCAAATACGCCTATCTTTTCAAAGACTTCTCTTTTTATAATCCAGACTACACCTACCACACGCTCAAGTTCATATTTTTCGGACAAAGATTCTGCTATGCTATTGACATAACCCTGATCTACAATTTTCTCTTCCTTTTTTCTTTCTTTTAAAACCTGCGGACTGCAAACTGTACTGCTTTTATTTAAGGTCGGTCCTACTATTCCAATATCCTCATCCCCATACACAACTTTAAATCCCTTCATGAGTTTTCCAAGCCAATTCTCTGAAAGGATTGTGTCTGAATTCAGAAAGCAAATATAATCACAACTGGCCGCTTTCACTCCCTGATTGCATGCATATGCAAAACCTTCATTTTCACTATTTCTAATTAAAGTAAAATCAAACCAATCCAGCTTATCAAGGAACTCCCCGGTTTCTTTTTTTGAATTATTATCAACTATTATAAGCTCGTAATTTTCAGTATATTTATTCAGACTAATTAAACATTTATACAAATAATCAAGTGCGTCTTTTACGGGTATTATTATTGAGACTTTAGGATGTTTTATATATTTTTTTCTCAACTTATGCCTTTCTCAAAAAATACCTGTGGACAATACTTCCTTCCAAGTATTTCTTTTAAATGTTCATAGTCTGAAAGATAAATTACATCATCCCGCAAGACATGCATTTTAGGGATAAAACCATATTCCTTTAAGCTTTCAAGCATTTCAAATACAGGTTTTTCTGGTTCTGGATATGCTTTAGAATGTATCTCAATTGAGAGTATCGCTCCTTCCGACATAAGCTTTACTGCTTTTTTCATACCTTTTACAATTTCAACTTCATACCCTTCCGTATCCATCCTTATAAAATCTATTTTCTCTATACCTTCCTGCTTTATAAAACTATCAAGACTTCTAATCTCCACTTTAGTTTTCCCCTTAGGGCAGTGTATATTCAAAGAGTCAAGCAGCATATTATGGCAGTTGGAATATTCTGATATAATCATATCTCCAGTCCCATTCTTTGCCCCTATTGCAAACTGGTAAACCCTGATATTTTCGTATTCATTAAGGGCAATACTTCTTTTTAAGGCTTCCACATTTTCAGCAACCGGCTCTATCGCATAAACCCTGCAACCAATTTTTGCTTCAAGCAGTGCGTAGTATCCAAGATTTGCTCCTATATCAATTATGGTCATATCCTTTTTTAATATCTTTTCCATTATCCTCGTAGCCCCGATTTCTCTTATAGGATTTTCCATTAGCTTTTTAGATATTCCTATATCATTTTTTAGCAGGCACATCTTAGAGCCCAGGATATCTTTTACTATATATTTATTGCTCATAGAAATTTTACCCATCCTTACATCATTTTTAATAAATATATCAGTTTCTTCTTTCCTCTTATAAAATTCTTCCCTGTTCTTTCTTATTGTTTTTTTGCGGTCAATACCATTATCCTTGAAAGTCTCGTGCCCATAGTGATGAACATATGAATCCTTTATCCAGTAAAGGTTAAATCCTGCCTGTCCCACCCGCCAGTTAAAATCTCTTTCTTCGGTGTTGCCTATCTCATATCTCCTATGGTCAAACACTCCAATTTTATCTATTACCTCTTTTTTTACTACAAAACAAAATCCGATTAAGTTATCAATCTTCCTATGCCCTTTTTTAAGTTTATAGCTTGCTTCTTCAATTTCTTCTTCGGACATTTCATATCGTTTATTTTCATATTCTTTTAGGCACTGTTGATTACCACAATAAGATGTCGAGGGACCAATTATCCCAGCATTTTTTAAGCTAAAGCCTGATATTAGTCTCTTTAGCCAGTCAGGGGTAAGTACAGTATCGGAGTTCAAAAAGCATAAATAATCGTACTTAGCAATCTTTATTCCCTGATTCCAAGCATATGATACCCCCATGTTCTTCTTATTTTCTATCAAGGTAAATTCAACCTGATCCAAACTGGAGAGCCATCTTTTAGTTTCTGTATTTGAGCCATTATCTATTATTATAAGTTCGTAACCAGTAGTATATTTTACAAGACTCTGGATACATTTTTTAAAATATTTCAACGCATCTTTTACAGGAATTATTATTGATACATTTTCTTTATAGGAGTTTGTTATTTTCTCCTTTTCATCAATCCATTCAGCATTACCCCTTGAGACATATTTTCTTGCGTACTCCTCTGGAGCTCTGTAAACTTCGCCCGGGAAATAATTTTTGTCATTATCAGAAAATTGCCTTGTTATTTTTATTGCTTTTCTCATAATTATCCTGCTGAAATCATACATACACACCCACCATGTAGTGGCGGATGTGTAACATTTGAACCAAAACTTAAGGCACTTCCCGCACCTTCCGGCTTAAAGCTCTGACCGGCCATAAAGAATGGCTCTGAAATTCCAACTACTTTACCGTTTAAATTCTCACAATATGGACATACTTTATTACCTGTATTTATCCAGACAATCTTAGTTACCCCAGCCGAACCGTATATAACTTTAGATACTGCACCAGCTTCTTTGATAGACTGCTTTGTAGCAATCTGGCCGGGTTTATCATTTTCCCAGTTCTCAAATTCAACCTCCAGCATATCAACCGGCTCAATATTTTTCTCCAACCCTTTCTCAATTACACTTATAATCCTATCCTTATTTTCTCTTATATGGCGTAATTTATAAGCCTCATTAAAACTTTCCAAAAATTTATCTATATCATCATTTGAGCCCAGTTCGTAGCCAACCTCCGAGGCTGCTTCTTCGGCTATTACCCTGCCGTAATCCTTAAAGACCGGCCGTGCATGGGTATCTATAAATTCCTGATGCTTCTCATAATAAGAATCAAGGAATTGGTAAAATACTTCTGTACTTCCCCTGCTATCAAATACACTCTTAGCTTCTTTGAAAATATCAGATATTTCGCGTTTTATAATCCTTGCTGAAACATTTTCAAATAAGGGCTTATAGCTTACGGACAATCTTTTTCTTACCTGTGCCGACCTCATTCTTACGTCAATTACTGCCTTAGGTTTTTCAATTTTCAATTCTTCTTTCGGTTCAATACTCCTCTGGCCAATACTCGATACCTGGCTTAATGGAATCATATTTAATGGTGCAAGATAAATTTTACCCTGTCCATCTGGCAAGGGATTCATGTTTTCAAGCTCCCTTATATCATCTGCAGATAGCCAACCGTTTTGCCTACCCTGAGCATATGCTTTATAACGGGATTCAATATCCCCTCTAAGTAGCCCATCAACAACAAACTCTGCAAAGTGAGTTTTAAAATCATATGTAAAAAGTTGTGTATTTACAGCCTGTTCGAACCTTACCAGCCACGGTCGGAGTGAATGTACTACAAAGTCAATTCCTTGATGTTCAATGTTGTTATTAGTTGCCCTGTCAAGACTCTGCAACAGGTGCAGAGGTATCCTTAAAATACGGGCAATTTCTTCTATCTGAAATTTCTTTGATTCTAAGAGCTGTGCGTCATCAGGATTTATGGACAGCTTATCAAACTTAAGCTCCTGCTCAAGCAGCATTGTTGTATGAGCTTTACCCAAGCCCTTATATTTTTTCTCTAAATCTTTTTGTAGCCTATCTCTGGTCTCTTTTTTTAAGACCTGTGGAGTGGTAAATATACCTCCTGCATTCATACCATTTAAGAAAAACTTTGAACTGTAAGTCTGCATAGCAAGGCCAAGACCAACCTGCTCCCTATACCAGCTTAATGGCGACAGGCCTACCAACCCGTCAAAAGATAGCCCTGCAATATGCAAGACATTATGCTGGTACAGTACGATTTCTGGCCCTTCCTCCGGCTGGTAGCGGTAAATTTTTATCTTTTTCCCATCATATGGATTCTTTATCCTCTCTGGTTTTACTCTCCACGGGACCATCGGATAAATTTGAGTTACCCTCTGATAACCATCTCTGGGAGTAAAACTATAGTGATTGCCCCAGCCCAAAAGATGGACCATGACAAGCTCACGCCACTGGAAGGAAGTCATGTCATTATTTGGCTTCTCATGAAGCAAGCTGTATAAGTTATGTTCGGTATCTTTTTCTTTGCCTTTCGGTTTTAGCCTCTTGTAAACGTTGAACGGGAGTGATGCTAAATCCTCTGAAAGTATCCTTACCCCTGCATAAAATGCACTAAATTTTAGAGCTGTTTCCTCATCTACTCTTACCCCTGCAATGCTTTCTTCTCCGCCCCAAAACTTCTTTGCCCAGTAACTTGGATTTCTGGGGTGAAAACGAAAGACTTTTTTTATACTATCAATTATATTCATATCAATCCTTTAAACCGTTAATACTTCCATCTCGTCATAGACTGACTTTGTCCTGTCTTCCTGAGTCATCAATCTTGAGACCGCCATTATAAGAGCCTGTATGCCATCAATCTTTTCAGTTGATTTCTCCTTGTCTGGCCTGTGATTTTCATTTGCGTCTGAAATTATCATCACATTGTCAAACATCCAGCTAAGGACAGGATTGTTTCCGTGCTTTAATTTGCCACCTAAAATAAGAGTTTCTAAAAACTTCGTAGGCGGTGACAGGGACTTCATACCCTGCCTGATTTCAACCATATTAAAGCCCAAATCAGTTAGTTTTTGATTGAGCATTAAGGCGTTATATGGGTCAAAAGCAATCTCTTCTATCTGGTATTCTTTAGCAATCTGGTCAATTTTATCTTCAATAAACTTATAATCTATGACATTACCATCAGTTGCAAACATAAGGCCGTTGCGAGCCCAGATATCATAAGGTACTTTATCTTTTTTAACCCTATCCTCTATGTTGTCCTTCGGAATAAAGAAAAAGGGCAACACTGAAAAATCTTTAAAAACTAAAACAAAAGCCGTAATATCTCCAGTTGATGACAGGTCCATTCCTGCCCAACAAGGCTGCTCTTTTAACTCATCGATATCCACTTTACCATTACAATTATTCCAGGATTCTTGAGACAACCACCTTGTACGCTGAGATGTCCATATATTTAACCTCAGCCTTTTAAAGCTATTTTCCTTTGATGGTATTTCTTTTGCTTTTTTATAAGCTTCTCTAAATCTAACAATATCCAGTATTTTTTTATTTGCCTCTATTTTCTTTTTAGTACCAAGTGAAGGATTGGCTTTATACCAGTTTTTTTCATCTTCCCAGTTGTCATCCTTATCCAATTCATAGATAACTGGTAGAAGATGTTTATCTTTTATAATGCCTTCCTTAACCTTCTTGGCATAATCATAAACCTCGTAACACACCGACTCTTTATCAAAGCCTGCCGTAGTCATTGTAAAAAGCAAAGGCTGTTGTCTTGCCTCCATTGAACCTTCAGTTAATACATCCCAGAGCTCCCTATTAGGCTGTGCATGGAGCTCATCAAAAATTACTGCATGCGGATTAAGGCCATGCTTCGTTTTTACGTCACTCGAGAGCACCTCATAAAAGCTTCCTGTTTCGTAATAGACTATCCTTTTCTGGCTGTCTATAATCTTAAGCCTCTTGGATAAGCCATCTGATTGTCTTACCATTTGAGCCGCTACATCAAACACAATACGGGCCTGGTCCCTGTCTGAGGCAGCCGAATAAATTTCAGCCCCGAATTCTCCATCACCAGCCAGCATATATAGAGCTATTGCAGCACCGAGTTCAGACTTTCCATTTTTCTTTCCTATAAATACAAAACACTCCCTGAACACTCTGAATCCATTTTTATCGAGTGTCCCGAAAAGGTCATCTATCAGTCTATCCTGCCAGTTGAAAAGTTCAAACTTCTTACTGGCCCATCTTCCTTTAGTATGTCTTAGACCCTGTATAAAATTTTTTACTTCTTTGGCTCTTTTTACTCCGTCATTATTCCTAACCATAACATGTTACCGCCCCTTTTCCTTAAACCACTTATCCATTGGATCTTCATCATGGTCAGACGGCAATTTCATATTACCTCTTGCCGATGGAGTAAGGCCAAACTCGGTCATAAAGGTATGGCACAATTTTAAATATTTCTGGGCAATAGAAACCTGCGGTACCTGGGCTATATAACCTTTATCGGTTTCAAACGTAGTAGCATTATCATTTAAGAACTTCTCTGCTTCAACATATCTTGCCCAGCTTTGGCAGTAGCCAATAAGAGCAGTCCTTTCAAATTTAGTAAAAAGGCCGAGCCTTACAAGTTCCGGTATAATCCTTACCCATTCTTTTTTGGCTTCAAGAAGCAACCATTCTGGAGGATCAAGCTCATGAGAATCAGCCTCAACAGGTTCAGGCTCATTTTCATTTAAAGGGCGTTTCCCTGGATTCCCTTCAAACTTCTTTAATTTTGTAGGTTTACATTTTGTCATTTTATATATTTAACCTTGCTTTGATTTAATTTATCCTGTTCTATTTTCTCAATTGTTACTTTAAAAGCATGCCCACAAAGAGCGTGCAGTCTTATTATCGCCCCAAGTTCTGAACCTGGAATATCCATTTGGATTCTTGCTCCATCTCCCTGTCCATTTATCTTCATAGCTGAATCGATAGGAGGAAAAGAAGCTATAAATGTTATTTTATTATTATCCATAATATTTATATCCCCCTATTAAAGAACTGCGAAAACTAACAGAAAACTTCCCGCTCG